CTACGCAGAGTCTCTTCGCAAAGAGCAAAGAGAACTTTTGACAAACTTTATTATTTCGTTCTCGGACAATGGGCTTGGCCTTAAGACATTTATCAACGAAGAGATCCACCGTCTCCGATCTTCCCTTCAAACCTTAACCGAAGGCACACATGCTCAGAATGCCTCAAAAGTTGTGGATAAACTCAATAGTTTTAAGGAAAGACGCTTAGATGAACAAATGCTTAGGGATCTGTTTTACATCCAAGATTTAGTGCATGAGGTAACAAAAAATGAGCATTAATGTAAAGATTGGAAGTGCTCCGGCACCCGAACCTCGAGACACAACAATCGGGGTTAGTATCAATACGTCTCCAAACATTGGCGTCACAATTAACAACCCCAATCTTCACGAGCTCAAATTCAATCTCAATATTAGAAAAGCTCATAATGGCGATCTAATGATCTTCGATCATCCTGATATTGATATTGTGCTAATGGCGGAGAAAAAGAAAATTGTAACTTTTGCTAAAGACTTGGCGACTGATATTGTTTACGGAACGTCTTCTCGTTTAATGGAACGTTTGAGAACAAAAGGAATCATTGCTTACGATACAATTCAAGGCGGAAATGTCTATGGTTCTCTCGAAGGGAAGCTGCTTGAAATGAAAGATCCCGGAATGTCAGACAAACTTTATCCTTTGATTCTTAATCAAATATCAGAATGGATTGAAAGCGAGAGACCATATTTTGAGACTGTTCATGATTATGAACAAATGTATGATGATTCTTTAACAAATCCTGATCGTGATAATTCAACAGAACTTGGCGAGGTTCCTCAAGAAGAAGAGAAAGGCTCAATTCGTCCTTATATCTTTGGAGCTTATCCGTACAACGGATATTATTATTAGAGGTAAAAATGAACGTAAATTTTTTAGAATTTGATGCTGGCTGGCTGTGGTTTATTCTGGCCGCATATGGTCTAACTCAAATCCTTGTCTATGGTTCGATTTTCGATCAGATTCGTCCTGCGAAGGATGCTTATCGTGGATGGGGTAAAGTCTGGCATTGCCCAATGTGTATGGGATTTTGGGTTGGAGCCCTTTTATTTACCTTAAACGGCTTTACGGAACTATTTACATTTGAATACACATTCGCAAACTTTTTAATTTGTGGATGGATGGCGTCAGGCACATCTTATTTTTTAAGTATGCTTGTGAATGATGATGGAATTAAGTTTAATAATGGAGACAAAAAATGAAACTTACAACTGCTAAACTAAAACAAATTATCAAGGAAGAACTTGATAAAGTTATGAATGAAGAAGACGACAGCCCGCAGGCAATCGCCACCCGCATCGTTAACGCTATGAAGCGCCCAGAGGCATCCGATAAATCAAAAAGTCCGGATATATATCACGCTTATTATTTATTGAAACAATTATCTCTCGATGGTGATGTAAATGCTGCTAGACAATATTATCAATCGATCAAACAAAAAGACCCAACAACAGCAACTCGTATATTGTCAGTAGTTGGCGAAAAATTAGCACCACATATTCTCAAAGGAGCATAAAATGAATAAGAAATGGATGTTACAACCAGTTCGTCGCTGTTGCAGCGGATCTTAACTCGGGCGGGTCGCGCCCGCTTTTCTTTTGAGGATACAAATGAAATTATTAATGGAATCATGGAGACAGTTTTTAAAAGAATCACAAGAAGGACAAAAAACAATCTTTGTTCTTGTTGGGCCTCCGTCTATTGGTAAATCAACTTGGATCAGAAACACATTTGATAATGATCCTTATATTGTCAATAGAGATGATATTGTCGAAAGCGTTGCTCAAGAATATGGCTGGACTTACGATGATCTCTTTGCAGCTCCTCCAAAGGATGCGCAGCTTGGAGACTCAGATGAAAAGTACGGAGAAGTTGTTCAATCACCTTCTTATATGTCTTGGCAACCTCTTTCATTCTCAAAGGTTCTTGAAGCAAACGGAAAAGTATTCTCACAGTTTAATGAAAGAGTTGCTGGTGCTGTTCCAAGTGGACAAGATATTGTTGTTGATATGACCAATATGAACGCCGGTGCTCGCAAAGGAGCTCTTCGGGCTATTGAAGGTTCCGAGGACAATTATAAAAAAGTTGCTGTTGTTTTTGAATTCGAAGGCGCTGAAGATTTTATTAAGAAAGTTGCTGCTAAAAGAGCAGAAGCAGCCAAAAGAATGGGCAAGTCAAAGACAATTCCTCCTGCCGCTTTTGATAGAATGTTCTCATCTTTTGCTAATGTTTCGGAAGATGAAGGTTTCGACGAGATAGTTAGTGTAGATAACAGAGAAATGATTAAACAATTAGCTGGAGAAGAAAGTGTCTAAAAAACTCTTAACAGAATTCTATGAATTATGTCCCAATGGGATGTGCCCCGATCTCTTAACCGAACGAGAGAAACGGGAGATCTCTAATGGTGCCATGTATCTTACCGGTCGTATTCAGACCGCTGACAAGCAAAACGGAAACGGACGAGTTTATCCTTATGATGTTCTAAATCGCGAGATGAAGAATTATAAAAAAATCGTTGATGATAATCGCGCTTGCGGTGAATTAGATCATCCAGATGATTCTGTTGTAAATCTTAAAAATGTTTCTCATATTATTACAGATGTATGGTGGGAAGGCAAGGATGTGATGGGAAAAATCAAAGTTCTTGACACACCTTCCGGAAGAACATTAAAAGAACTAATTAATGCTGGAGTTAAGCTTGGCATTTCTTCTAGAGGCCTTGGTTCGGTTCGAGAATCAGCAGGTCAGACCGTCGTCGAGAACGACTTCCAATTGATCTGCTTTGATATTGTCTCCGAGCCTTCAACTCCAAATGCTTTCGTTTATCCAAAGGATTATAATGCTGGTCCAATTAGGATGCGAGAACACAAAGAAAATAAAATCGACAATCTTTTCGACAAGATTCTGAGGGATTAATGAATAAAAACGAATTGAAAAAAGTATTGAAGCCGCTGATCAAAGAGTGCATCAAAGAAGTTATGTTCGAAGATGGAACTCTTTCTTCCATTATTGCCGAGGTTATGAAGGGCACACAACAAGCCCCTGCTCAACCAATTGTGGAGCAGCGACAATATCAAAAACCACAAACTCGCTTGGAAACCGACGAGGAAGCCAAAGCAAGACTTGCGACAAAAAGAAAGACGCTAATGGATTCCATTGGCCAAGGCGCTTATAATGGAGTCAATCTTTTTGAAGGAACGACACCTGCACCAGCGGAGACCAATACACAAGGTCCTTTGGCTGGTGTCGCAGCAAACGATCCGGGTGTTGATATCAGCGCCTTAATGAATAAAACATCTGCCATTTGGGCAAAAATGAATGAGAAGAAGTAATGGGTTATAACTACGAATACAAAATTAGAAAAGGCGAATCTGTCGAGAGAGCCGTTAAGAAGTTTTCAAGAAAATGCAAGAAACTTGGAATTATTCAAGAAGCAAGAGATAGAAGAGAATATGTCAAACCTTCTGTAAAAAAGAGATTAGCAAAGAAAAGAGCAATTGCGAGACATAAGAAAGAAATGGCGAAACGACGTCGTTAAACTATTTAATACGATAGGAGATTAGAGATGTCATCAAGTTTTATATATTCGGTTGGTCTGAATAATGTCGGGTCATATCAAGCTAGCGGTATGCCTTTCTTAACCGGCGCAGTTGCTCCTGCCTCTGGTGCTAATAATTATTATCAAATTGATTTTCCATATACAACAAAATCAATAACATTTATTAATCACGGTAGTGCAGGCGACGAGATTAGGGTTGCTTTTTCTAGACGCGGTTTGCATAACCCAGTTAGAAATTATGTTCTTGTTGATGGATCTAAAGAATTAGCAATGGATGTAAAGGCACAATCAATATTTTTAATGGCAGACGACGCTAGTACCCCCAATTTTAGTGTTTATGCATCTTTAACAAATATTGATGTTGGTAGAGTTGAGGGCGCTTCTCCTTCCGGTTCTAACTGGTCTGGTTCTATCGGAGTAGGCTAATGGCTGAATTCGGCTGGGCTTTTATTAATTGTGAAGATCCGGGGGTTGCGAACGGCCCTACCGGCTCTTTACAATTTCATTCTGGATCAAATGATTTATCTGGTTCTGATAACTTGATGTGGCTCACATCGAGTAACACGCTTAACTTAACAGGAACTTTAAATGTTTCTGGTACAATCAACGCAAATGAGATCAATATTGATGTCGAGAACAGAACCGTTGTCAATATTGATGTTAGTGGTTCGACAAAATTCGGAGATACTTCAGATGATACACACCAATTTACTGGGAGCGTATATATCTATGGTGGCTTATCTCTTCAAGGCGGCGGGATTGCTTTTGCTTACACAAGAATAACAGCATCTCCTTATACTGCTTCGACAGCAAATTATATCATTGGCGTCTCTTCATCAGGCCATCTTGAAATAGAACTTCCAAGAGCACAAGATGTTCCCGCTGGTACGGTTTTCTATATCAAAGATGAATGGGATTTTGGCGGCACAGGTCGAGACCCTGCTGATTCAATTGATCTTAACATGAGCGGCAGCGATTTAATTGATGGAGAAACTAGCTACGAAATTGAAAATGGTGACTTCGCTGCTGTTTCTTTGTACACCGATGGTACTTCTAATTGGTTTATTATCTAGTTATTACAAAGGACTAGATTTTTGTGTCATTTAACTTCGTTTCCAAAAACATTGCTGCGCCCTCCGACTATTCTGCTAATTTAAGCGGAGCATTCAGAGGCGACTTTAATGGTGATGGAAGCGATCTTGCTAATGTATCTCATATTGAACAAGCTTATCAAGGCAATCTTGATGATTATCGCTTGGTCTTTTTCAATAACTCAAACGCAACATATAACAATGCCGAGAGGAATATCCGAGGACACTCTGATCTTTCTTATTCTCCAATAACAAATACATTTACAATTGCTGCTCCAACGGTCGAGCTAACAAGAATACCAACACAAAATATTGCACCATCGACAGTTTTAACCATTGATTCAAATAATCGAATTGTGAAATCTGGTATAAACATTGCTAATGGATCAGCCGGCTCTTTACAATTTGCAGATGCTAATGGAAACCTTAGTTCGACACCTTATATTAAGTTTGATGGAAACGCTTTCTATGCTCAAACCGGTTTTGTTTATAACAGAACGGCATTTACAGCTTCCAGTACGATTACTAATTCTGAGTACTTTGTTGGTGTCAGCAACTCGTCCGGAGCTGACATAATCCTCACTTTGCCCTCCGCATCGGCATTGACAAATGGACAGACATTTATTGTTAAAGATGAAGCGGGGAACGCTGGTCAGTACGGTATTATTATCTCGGCTTCTGCTGGAAACACAATTGACGGCCTAGAATCTGTTACTATCGAGTCACCTCGAGGCGCCTTGAATATTTACACAGACGGCACCGACAAATTTTTCGTATATTGATGGTCGATTAGATTCTCCTAAATCTAATTACAGTGTGCTCTTTTTGATGTTGAGAAAACCCCGTGTTTATCGGCATCGTGCCGTTAGAGCATATACTTTTTAGGAGGATAAATAAATGGCTTATAAATTTCAAATTGGACGTGCACGTCTTAGCGGTTCTGTAATTGCTGAAGAAGGTGTACTTACTGATGATGGTGCAGATATCACCTCAGATAATGATATCTATGCTAGTGTTGACATCGAAGCTGGTAATCAACTTCGTGCTCTTGGTGATCTTTACGTTGCTACTACATCTATGCAAATAGGTAATGCTGCTTTCGGTGCTGATGTTGCTGTTACTGGAGCAGTTTCTGCTGCTGAACTTTCTGGTGCTCTTGAGTACAAACTTGGTGCTGGTAATGGTATCACTATGACTGATTGGAGAAATGGTGCTGATGGTACTATCGCTCTTGATGCAAGTTATGCAAAAGGTCTTCTTTCTGCTGACGGTGACCTTGTAGATTATAATAGTTCTACTGGTGCCATTTCAACAAATGCTTCTAACTTCTCTGCTTCTTGGGATGTTAAGATGGCGGCTGCTGATACCGATGCTCTTGCTGAAGGTTCAACTAACCTTTACTATCTTGATTCACGTGCTCGTGCTGCTCTTAGTGATGCCGATGTCATCGACTATAATAGTTCTACTGGTGTTATTGGAATCGATGCTTCTGCTATGACTTCTTCTATTGAGGTTGCTGCTCAAGCATACTTCTCTGGTGGAAATATGATCGATATCAGTGCTGCTGGTGTTGTTTCTGTAAACGCTGCTGAATTTTCTGGATCATGGGATGATGTTCTTGCTACCAAGGACACAGACGACCTTTCTGAAGGATCAACCAATCTTTACTACACCGATGCTCGTGCTCGTGCTGCTCTCAGTGTAACTGATGCTGGTGGTGACGGATCACTTACTTACAACAACAGCACTGGTGTTTTCACTTACACAGGACCATCTGCTTCTGAAGTTCGTGCTCACCTTTCTGTTGCTGACACTAACTCAATCGATATGAGTTACAGTGGTGGTCAATTTAGCGCTGACCTTATTCTTTCTGGTGCTGCTAGCAATGATGCTCTTGAGATCACCGCTGATGGTCTTGACCTCAAAGACGAGATCTTTGGTGCTAGAACCTTCAGAGATGCTGTAACCATTAATGGTGACCTTATCGTTCTTGGTAACACCTTCTCAGCTTCTGTTGGTACTCTTCTTGTTGAAGATGCTCTTATCACAATCGCTGATGGTGCTGCTGCTCTGGCCAACGGTCAAGGTTTTGAAGTTGGTGCTAATCTTGCTTCATTCAAAGTACGTACTGGTGTTACTTTTGATCTTGCTGGTGAGGCAGCATTTAATTCTTCACTTCCAATCCAAGCTCCACACATGAAGGCTGATACCTTCCATGGTGAACTTGTTGGTACCATGAAGTTGGATGTTGTTACTAAAGCTGATGCTGATACCGATCTTGATGCTGGTAAGGTTAACAAATACGAAGATCTTACTGCTGGTGATGCTGATTCTATCGCTCTTCCATCAGCCGCTTCTCAAGGTCAGGTTGTATATCTTAAGATGGGTGATGTACCTGATGGTGCTTACCTTGAAGTAACTGCTACCGATATCGATGGTGTTTCATCAATTTATCTTGAATCTCCAAATGCTGCTGTTAAGTTCATTTGCAACGGTTCTGATAACTGGATGGTATTCTAATTTTCGGATTGGATTTTCATTCTTACATTCTGTGGAGGTTGCCTTCGGGCAACCTCCCTTTTTATTATCAAAAACCTATTTACTGTACAGTTTTAAGATAGAGGATTAGCATGTCTTATAATATTATGAAGAAGCGAGCGGGCTTTGCTGGCTCGACCGAGGGAACAATTGAGAATATTGTAGACACTCACACAGACCAAACAATAAATGGACAAAAAACAATAACCGACCTCACAGCATCGGCATTTTCATCATCAGCAACAGTTTATGCAACAGCATTTGTCGGAGATGGATCAGGACTATCGGGAGTTGGAGGTGGCGGAGGAACCCCAGATGGATCCAATACACAAATTCAATTCAATGATGATGGTGCTTTTGGAGCATCAGCCAATTTAACATTCGCAACTTCATCTAATACTCTCGAGGTCACAGGAGACATCAGTGCCTCAATTAATATCTCGGCTTCTTCTTTCTATGGTGACGGCTCTAATCTTACAGATATTGCTGCTGCTAATATCTCGGGACAATTGTCACCAACTCAAATAGCTCATTCTTCTCCTTTGACAAACTCTGCTGGTAATTTGACAGCAAAAACAAATATAAGCAGAGTAATTGGCTCATCAGCCAACGGCATAGGGTTAGACACAACCGCTATAATCGTATCTCCAAAAACAGGAGTAAACGACAGTGAATACCTGATAACAACGGATGCTTCCAATAACTATTATGCAATACAGTTTTCGACTATTGAGTCTACGCTCAATATTGGCGGTGGAAATATTACCGGCTCTGATTCAATAAATAATGCCGTTCTTCCTACAACAATAAATCGATCTGTTATCTCGGCCTCAACAGGAATCTCCGGAGCTTATTTTGAAGGAGACGGTTCTGGCTTAACGGGTGTCACAGGAACACCAACACCAGTTGGATCAAACACCGAAATCCAATTTAATGCTGACGGAGCTCTAGGCTCCGAGAACACTTTAACTTTTTTAACAGGATCGGATACTCTCGTTACAGTCAACTTATCTGCTTCCTCAAATATATCCGGCTCCTCTCTTTATCTTCAAGATATAATTGATATTGCCGGAACAACTTTTGTTGATTCCTCGAGAAACATAACAGCCAATGAAATAACGGCTTCTTCTGTGATTTCATCATCGGCTAATATTTCTGGTGCAGCATTTTACGGCGATGGAAGAACATTGAGCGGTGTTGCCATGCAATCATCAAATGCTAATGCAATCTTGACTGTATTTAATGTTTCAAACCAAACTATAACAAGTAATACGAATTTTACTTATAACGGATCTGATGTAACCTTGACTGCTGGTGATCTTGTTGTAAACAGTGGTGATATTACTGCTTCATTGAATATTTCAGCATCAGCCTTCTATGGCGATGGATCGAATCTAACAGGCATATCGGCCGGTGGCAATACGTTCTCAAGAGCCGAGGTCACATCAACACCTTATACAGCATCTTCTTCAGATTATTATATTGGCGTGAACACAGGCTCCGCAGCTATTGTTCAATTACCTTTGGCTAGCACATTAGACAGCGGTCAAACTTTTATTGTTAAAGATGAGAGCGGCAATGCCTCTACTTATAACATTACAGTCCAAACATCAGGCTCTGACGTGATTGATGGACAATCAAATCAAACAATTGAATCAGATTATGGTTCGATTTCATTGTATTCGAATGGTACTGATAAATTCTTTATTTTCTAGTGCTGTCCGATAAAGTCAAAACTATTTAAAACATTTGGAGGATAATAAAAATGACTTATAAATTTCAACGTGGAGCCGCAACCTTAAGTGGTTCTATTACAGCTGAAGATGGCTTGGATGCTGGTTCTTCTGGTGTCTCTGCCGCTGGAGCAATTGCTGGTGCAACGACCATTTCTGGTTCTGCTACTACACTTACTACAATCGCAGGCACTTCTTTAGCTCTTCAAGGTGGTGGTATTACTGCTGCTGGTGATATTTCTGGTTCTGCTTTGACCATGGCCACTCTTGCTGGTACTTCTTTAGCTCTTCAAAGTGGTGGTATTACTAATGCTGGGGCAATTGCTGGTGCAACAACTATCTCTGGTTCTGGTGCTATCTCAGGTCTTAGCTTAGATATTGAAGATGCTGCCGATATTAATGGCGATCTTACTGTGGGTAATGCTCTAACAGTTACAAATTCAGATCTAGTTGTTTCTACAGGCCATATTTCTGCTTCATCTGGTGATATTTCTGGTTCTGGTAATTTATATGCGCTTGGTAATTTGGAAATTGGCGGTAATGCTACTATTACTGGTGATCTTACTATCAACGGAACAACCACAACTGTCAATTCAACTACTCTTGATGTTGCTGATACAAACATCACAATTGCCGATGGAGGTACTGCTGCTGATGGTTATGGTATCACAATCGGTACTAGTGGAACTCCTGTTACTATTCAATTGGGTAATAGTGCAGCAGAAGTACAGTTCTCGCTCCCGGTATCTGCTTCAACTTACTACGGTTCTGGTGCAAACCTTTCAGGAATTAGTGCAGACGCCGCAAGTGGTTTTGCCCTCACAGGTTATAATACCGATAATTATGCATCTAGCTCATTTCCCGGAGAAATAATCAGTACTGCTGCAAACAAAGGGCTTCATGCATGGGAAAACAATCCTACCGCTTCTTATACTTTTGATTTATCCGGTTCTTATGATGCTGGTAATATTGTGATTATCAAAGGGCATGGTGATACATCAACTTATCCAATTACAATTAGACCAAATGATAATACCACTAATGCAATTGATGGTGATACTTCAATTCTACTAGAGTCAGATTTCGCTTCTGTAACTATGGTTTATGATGGATTTGGTAACTGGATGGTTATCTGATCATTATTAAAATGTGTTTTAAAGGATGCCTTCGGGCATCCTTTTTTGTTTCTAAAATTCTATTTATAACAAAAAGGATTAACTATGTCTTACAAATACTCAAAAGGATCTCAAGTTATCGGAGACCTCAAAGCAGCAGATGATACCGAAAGAAATACTCTAATTGATTTCGGAGAGGATCAAATTGAATTTCAAACATCAGGCTCTGTTCGTGTTCAGATAAGCAACGATCATGTATCATCATCTTTGCCTATAAGTGCTTCGGCTCTAGAAATATCTGGTAAATCTGTTTTGAATGACGATATTACAGTTGCGTCACTTAAAAGAATCTATTTAGATGGAACTGGTGTTTCTGCTAATCAAGGTCCATTCTTGTATGGAAGTACTAGCACAATATACATTGATGGAGATGATAATATGTATCTCTATCATGATAGCAGAATGTCTATTTTTCATGGTACAAACAGAGTTTTCGACATAGATGGGGGTGCAATTGCAATTGACACAACCATGAGTTCATCAAACTATATTTCTGCTTCATCATTCGCTTTTGCTGACTCGATCAAGATTGCAGGAGCACCTCCGGGACAAGATACTGTTGTTGATAATCAAGGTAATTTTTATGGAAATTCAATTAGTGTCGGAGCTGTATCTGGTTCTGATTTTGTTATAACAGATCAAGATAGTGCAGTTGTTTATAAGCTTCCCATCACCGATGGAGCAAACGGCCAAGTTATGAAAACAGATGGTGGAGGTAATATAGAATTTGATTCTGTTGCTAATTTGGGCATACCATCATTTATTGCTTATGGTTATAATGCAACATTTACAGGAACCGGACCGATCGAAACCACAACTGTAAACGGCTCAACAAATGATTATGGTTATAGAATACCAGCCAATGGTCAAGTCACTCATATTACAGCAGAAATACAATATTTAATAAATACTAGCGGAACTTATGATTTTATAGCCGAAGTTTATAAAAACGGTACTGTGACAGGACAAACTGGATCCGTAACTATTTCAGGTGGATCTGGGGCAGCAAATAACACGGGTTTTGTAAAATTACTAGATTCTCCTGTTTCTTTTAGTTCTAGTGATCGTTTAACAATTAAAATGAATTTTGATGCTGCCGGCATCCAAGCAGACGATGCGGCCCTATTATTAAGAGTTGTTACAACAAATTAGATAATCTTCCTTTTCCCATCATAAACACTATTTACTTGTGATATAGTATTTCTAGGAGAAATTTTAATGTCTTCAATGTTAGAACAAGCAATTGTTGATGCAACCGCACTTCGTGAGGCTGCTCTTAAAAACGCCGAACAGGCAATTATTGAAAAGTATGCTCCTCAAATTAAAGAAGCGGTCGAGTCTCTTCTTGAAGGAAATGATTCTCGAATTGGTGTCGGTTCATATGTTCGTCATATGGAATCAAATCAAATCGGAAAAGTTCACTCAATTGACGAAGATGGCGTTCAAATTGAAGGACGAAATGGCAGAGTGTTTCTTGCCGAGATGGATGAGTTAGAAGAAGCTGATATGCTTCATGAAGAAGAAATGGGCGGAGACGCTGGTGCTTCTGTTGCAACCTCGGCAATGCCTTCTGCTCCAATGGCATCATCACCAAGCAATATTGTTGATCCAAATGCTCAAGCCGAGCTTTCAATGGAATTCGAATTCGATCCGTCAGATTTTGAAATCGACCTTGATACCGTCAAAGCTGCTGCTCAAGAAGATCCAACATCTGCTGGTGATGAATTAGAGACAACAGATGATCTTCTTGGTGATCTCGGTGGATTGGGTGATGACGAAGGTGGTGAAGATCTTCTTGGCGATCTCGGCGGAGACGAAGAAGAACTAACTCTCCAAGAAATGATGGAAATGGTTTCTGATATTCTTGCTGAAGAAAAAGAAGACGAAGAGTCAGAAGAAGAGTCAGAAGAAGAATCCGAGGAAGAACTAAACGAAGAACTACACGTTGACCTCGGAGAACAAAAGCACGGTTGGATCACAACCGATGAAGGAACCAGAAAATACGATGAGGAGCTTCGTCTCGCCAAACAAGAAGGCGATATGTACAAAGAAGAAAACGAAGAACTCAAAGAATCCTTGAGGCAAACAAACAAGGATACAAATAAACTTTTAGGAGTTGTAGAACAACTCAAAGCAAAACTTGACGAAGCAATGGTTGCCAATGCTCGTTTGGTTTATGCGAACAAGACTTTAAGCGATGCCTCCCTGAATGAGCGACAAAAATCTAAAATTGTTGAAGCCATCGCAAAGGCGACATCTGTTGATGAAGCAAAGGTACTTCATGAGACTCTGAGTGCTACAGTGGGATCCTCTTCAAAGAGCGGTCCACAATCACTGAGCGAGTCTGTAAATCGAAGATCTAATCTCTCAGCGATAATGCCTAGGCGAAAAGAACCCGTGGTTACCGAGTCCATGTCTTTTGCTGACAGAATGAAAAAACTCGCTGGCATAAATTAATCATAAATGGAGGTATTAAATAATGTCTATTGTTCAAACCCTTACTGAGGGCATGGTCCAACGCGATATGGCGAAAGAAGGACAAGCTCTCCTTAACAAATGGGGTCAAACCGGTCTTCTTGAAGGTCTTTCAAATGATCAACAGAAGCACAACATGGCCCGTCTTCTTGAAAACCAAGCAAAAGAACTTCTTCGCGAATCGTCTGCAATGGCAAGCGGTGACGTTGAAGGTTTCGCTGCTGTGGCTTTCCCAATTGTTCGTCGTGTATTCGCCGGACTTATCGCTAACGATCTTGTTAGTGTTCAGCCTATGAGTCTTCCTTCTGGTCTCATCTTCTTCATGGACTTTAAATTCTCTGACAACAGCCCTGCTGGTGTTGCAGATCGTCTTGGATATGAAATCGGTGATTCTATCTATGGTGGTGGTAAATTGGCTTCTCAAATCACCGGTGGTGTAAATATTTCTCGCGACCGTGATCTTGGTGGTGGTCCTCGTGGACTTAACAACGGTTACGCTTCTGCTACTGGTTCTGTTACTGTTGACTTGACTGCTCTTGTTCTTGTGGCTTCTGGTACTGTTAATGTTGCCGCTGGTGAAGGTGATAACCCACTTTCTGCTGCTGATCAAGCAACTCTTGAATCTTTGGTTCAATATGACCCAGATCTTGCTGATCGTAATGTTGCTGTTTTCGAATTTACCGGATCAACCGCAATGAGCCAATTTGTTGTTGATAACGTTACCGCAATCTCATCTTCTGGTGGTGCAAGAGGTATCCACATTCGTCGTTGTACTAGAATCGGATCTGGTTCTCTTACACAAGATCCTTCAAGTGATCTTTATCGTTTTACCATGGTTTATGCTGCTCCTGCGGGAACAGCACTAGATAATGGTGGCGCTACATCACTTCTCGGAGCTATTTCTGCTTCTGATGTTAGCACTTCTTTCCCAATCGACGATGATCTCGTTGCTGGTAATGGCCTTGGATCTATTAAGGGTGATGACCTTTGGGATCTTGAAGGAAACGAAAGAATTCCAGAAATCGACATTAAAGTTGATTCTGTAGCAATCACCGCAGAAACCAAGAAATTGAAAGCAAAGTGGACCCCAGAATTGGGACAAGACCTCAATGCTTACCATAACTTGGATGCTGAGGTTGAGCTTACTTCTATTCTTTCTGAGCAAATTGCACTTGAACTTGATCGCGAGATCATGACCGACCTTATTGTTGGTGCTACTGCTGGTACCTACTACTGGTCTCGTTCACCCGGTCTTTTTGTAAATCGCGAGACTGGTGCTGAGGTTGGTGCTTCTGCGAAAGCTCCTGACTTCACCGGTACCGTTTCTGAATGGTATGAGACCCTCATTGAAACCATCAATGATGTATCTGCTCAAATCCACAGAAAGACACTTCGTGGCGGTGCTAACTTCATCGTTTGTGGTCCTGAAGTTGCTAACATTCTCGAGTTTACCTCTGGTTTCCGTGCGAATGTTACTGCTGACGCTGACAAAGGTGATATTGGCGCTGTTAAGGTTGGTTCTCTTAGCCGCAAGTTTGATGTTGTCGTGGATCCTTATTTCCCACGTACCGTTATTCTTGTTGGTCGCAAGGGTTCTTCTTTCCTTGAAAGTGGTTACGTATATGCTCCATACGTTCCTCTCCAAACCACACCTACCATCTTTGGACCAGAGGACTTCGTTCCTCGTAAAGGCGTAATGACTCGTTACGCTAAGAAGATGGTTCGTCCTGACATGTACGGTCTTGTTATCGTTCGTGGTCTTCTTGGTGAGTCTGGAGCCTAGTTCTAACTAGAGTTCTCTCACTACCCAGCCCCTCGGTCTTCGGATCGGGGGGTTTTTCTTTGTTTTTAACTAATTATTGTATAATTTAGGAGTTATAAAATGGGCAAATCTTTTAAAAGATATAAACTTAGAAAAAAATTAGAAGCACAAAACCAACCAGAAGAAGTGGTCGCGCCTATTATTGAAGCAGCACCAGAACCAGTTGTTGAAGAAGCACCTGCTCCTGCGCCTGCTATTGAAGAAGCGGCAGCACCGGTTGCCGAAGAAGTTGCCGAAGATACAAAGCCAAAAAGAAGAAGCAAGAAGAAGTCATCAAAGTCTTCAAAAGAATAAAGGGAATCAAGGCCCTCTTTTAACTATTTACTATGATCGGAGGGTTCATGCATGGCATTTCCAACTTTAACACCAACTTCACAACAATCAGCAATTATTCTTCCACCAACAGGAACGGTAGGTGATGTTTTAACATCCCTGCCTTTTGGCATTTATACAACCGATGCTTTCCTGTCCGGTGCCGCAGATCAAGTTGCTTATACATACCGAAAGCTAGGCGGTGATGTTCTTGATCTCGAGATCAAAGCAGAAAATGTTTATGCAAATTATGAAGAAGCCGTTTTAGAATATTCTTATTTGATTAACCTTCATCAAGCAAAGAATACTCTTGGTTCTGTATTAGGTAATCCAACAGGCTCATTTGACGAAGACGGCAATATTACAGCCGGACAATCAGGTGTTGAGCTAAAATATCCAAAGTTCAACTTTGGTTACGCAATGAAAGTAGGTTCGCAATTCTCGCATGAAGCAGGAATTGGCGGATCTCTTCCTATTTACTCAGCCTCTTTTGATACAGTTGTTAATCAACAAGATTATGATCTTCAAGCAATTGTTTCCTCATCAGCAGAAGCCGGCGGTGTTCCTTATGAGGATATTGACAGAACAAAAAGAATCGTAATTAGAGATGTATTTTATCTTTCTCCTCGACAAATGTGGAGATTCTATGGTTATTATGGCGGATTAAACGTTGTTGGTAACCTTAACTCATATGGACAATTCGCAGATGATTCAACATGGCAGGTTGTTCCTGCTTGGCAAAATAAACTGCAAGCTATTCAATACGAAGATCATCTTTATACACGAACCTCTCATTATTCATATGAAATTATCAACAATAATCTTCGGCTTTTCCCAACACCTGACTCGGTTTCACCAGAAAAGTTCTGGTTCCGCTTCTCAATTCGTGATTCATCTTGGGAAGATGATTATAATGATGGTCAAGACGGCGTAAATAACATGAATACGCTTCCATTCGAGAACATTGCTTTTGAAAATATCAATTCAATTGGAAAGCAATGGATTAGACGCTTTGCTTTGGCTCTAAGCAAGGAAACATTAGGCCAAGTTCGCTCAAAATTTGGCAATAATGTGCCAATTCCCGGTGACAATGTAACTCTTAATGGTTCAGACCTTCTAAGCCAAGCAAAAGAAGAACAAGACAAATTACGCACAGAATTGAAAGAACAATTAGACCTTATGACCTACGATAAACTTATCGAGACAGACAAAAATATTGTCGACAACACAAATAACATTCAAAAATATGTTCCTTTAGGAATCTTTGTGGGGTAATCATGAAAGTAAAAGTAAATAACAAAAATAAAAAGCAAGTTTTAACAGAAATAAACGAAGACGAGTACGCATTAATAGAAGATGCATTAGAAATTCCTATTTCGGAGCTTCCTTATTCAAATATCTTTGGAAATAGATACCGTGTTCTTGGCGACTTTGAAACCGTCAATAAGGGCCATCCAATTTATGAGATGATTAAATTTTTTGAAGATAATGATTGGGTTTTGAATACACAAGAAGGTAATAAGTCTCTAACATTCAGCAAAACTTGGGAATATAAGAGACCAAATCCAGAAAATAGAATGGAAATCAGCAGAACTTTTCAAACAAAGTCAATTACTTTAAAGCTTCAAAACCTTATACCGAAGATGATTGCTTTTTATACAGAATCGCTCCCAAAATTATATAAACAATATTTTGATGCTTTTAAAATTGCCACCCAATTAAAGAGAAAAGCATACGATCTTATGGCTGGTACAGATACAGACGAAGGCTATCAAGAATGGTATAAAGCCAATGAAGCTTTTCAAAAAGCAAAGATGTTTGAGGTTCAAAAATCTGCTACAATGAGAAGCACAATTAATAAGTTTCTCGGAAGAGGTTATAAAAGAATTCCAGCAGTGCAAATAGCAGACCCAAGTTCTCCTTTGAATGCTCCTATAATTGAGAAATTGCAAAGCTTTCAAAAAGCAGTCTCTGATGAAGCACAGCTTTATAGATGGCAACAAGATCATGGCGATCTTTTTATACCTTGCTATGTTATATTCTCGAGACATCCTATCGATGTTTTCAGAATGTCAGATCATGTCCAGATTAAGTCCTGTCATACCCCTCCGTCATCAGCAGGCGAGGTTAAATTTGATCAATTTAATATTTGTGCTTTGGCAGAGGCTTGGGCTAATGGAATGATTGCCTATGCTGTTGAGGTTAAACAATTTAAAGAAAATAATATTCAACCAACTCAACAAGATATCGATCAATACGAAGACTCGGAACTTTTCTGGGACAGAACTCGGGGAGAGGGTGTTATTTCTCCTATTGCTCGTGTAAGAATTAGAAATACTTCCTTTACAGACCCAGAAACAGGCGAGGTAACTCAAATCGGAGTTCCGGATCAGAAAGTTTATGGCACAGACATCGGAGGCTTTAAAGAATACGTTCGAAGTCACATCACCGGAATTCAAAAGTCTTCACTTCAGAAAATATTTAACTCAACCGTCGAGGCAGGAACCGGCAAATATTCTATTCCTCTGGAAAACTTTGAGAGATTCGGCGGAAGTTATGAAGATACTGGTGCCGCTGTTAGACACAATTTGCCTTTGATGTTTGCGACTGCTCTTGATTTTGAAGCCGAAGGTATCGAGACTAGCGGCTATATTAAATACGATAAAAGCATTCAAAACGAACTAGAAGAGAAAGCTGGAGAAAGCGGGGCATCTTTGGATATATTGCAACTCCAAGCCGATGATGAAGCCGAGGCCGCCAGTCGCAATACAAGATGGCATTTTGATGTTTCCTTGGATTTAGATTACGAAGGCGATGTTTATATCGAGGAAATTTTACTTACAGTGTTCGCTATTCTCCCAGATTCTGTCAATGTCGGAGACAATTATACAGCAATCAACGAAGCGTTTGCAGATTATATAGATAAATTTAATCTTTATTGGGGTAATGAAGAAGTAGAACCAGACTCTATTGCGGCTTATGCCCCTTCTACTTTTATGACTCATAATTTCACAAAGCCTTTTATTGCGATTAGATATCCAAATTTAGCTGAGATTTCTTATAATATGGGAGATAGAATTGCTTTCGGAGAACTTCCAGAAGCACTTGCAAATATGGCGGATACTTCAAGAAATGGCGGCTTAAACCTTAATCTTGTAACTGATCCTTATATTGAAGATGCTTTCGATGCCGTTGCAAGAGACATTTGTGCTTTACGAGATTTCTATGATGATCCCGAATGGTATTTAAATCAAGCTTATCACCAAACTTTAGATGAAAGCGAATGGCTTATTGATTCTGTTAGCGAAGGCGAAACAATGACAATGCTTGAGATTATCGAAGAAGTTTCATATGATACTATAATGAATATTGATTTAAAGCAACTTATTGAACGCGGCAAATATACCCCAAAACAAGCAGCAGCTATACTTATTGCTATTGGCGAAAGCCAAGATTTTCAACAATGGCTTATTCGCGAAATCAACAAAGAATGTCAAATAGCTGCTGGAAATGGCGAGTCTTTCGTTAATAATAATGAAACTGTTATTCCTTTTACAATAGACGGTCCTCAAACATACCAAACAGTCGAAGATGTCGTGGCCGCTATTGAAGTTGCTGGTGATGATTCGTGGTCAAGTGTCGAGGATCATTTTCAATTAAAAATGACAATAACAAAAGACCAAATTGACTCGAAAGAAAAATTCCTTGCTCTTTATTCTCTTTTATCGCAATACGACCAAGACGAAATGGCAACCTTGATTTTAGCTGATGGCGACGAAATAAAGAATTTGTTTCCAGCAGAACCACAAGCCGTAACCGAAAACAAAAGACGAATGAAGATTCGCATGCTCCGAGGATAGTAAATGTCAGAAGACAACAAATGGTCAAAGCCCGCATCCCCACCACCTCCTTTGTTTCTCGGAGAGAAGGAGCGAAACCTTGTTAAGCAGGTTAATGACGAGATTATTGAAAGAGTCATTGGCCAACAGGTCCTTTACTTTCCTATTGACATGTCTCGCACCAACTTTCATCCAATATATGGCGAGGCCATTGAAAAAACTTTTCTTCATCCAATAAGAGTCTATGCTTTGGTTGAATATGGTGGAGTTGAAACTTCTTTCCTTGAAAGTGTCGGTCTTGATAAAACAACCAATATTACAGTCAATTTTCATAAGCGAAGATTAACCGAGGATCAAGATCTTTTCGTTAGAGAAGGTGATTTCGTACGATACGGTGATATTTACTACGAGATAGTAAAACTTAACGAACCTAAGCAACTTTTTGGACAAATCGAGCATAGATTCGAGGTAACTGCAACCTGTATTAGAGCAAGAGACGGAGTATTCAACGGTGAGTGAAGTAGAAGAGATACCATTTTTGCCATCAACAATTGAAACCATTGATGTTGGTTTTTACAACTGGGTTAATGAAAGCTTGGATCTTCATACTAACACGAACTCTGGATGGAAAAAAGTACCTTGCTTATGGCTCTCGGCAGAAAGAGTTTTTCAAATCAAGAACGATAAAGATTTAAGAGATTCTTCTGGTAAGCTCAAATTGCCTTTGATTACAGTCACTAGAGAATCAATGGTGAAGGATCCATCTTTTAGAGGTACACATTATGCTCACTTGCCAGAGAATGGTGATTATAAAGGCGGCGCCACAATAGTCTCTAGAAGAATTGTGCAAGACAAAACAAGAAATTTTGCAAACGCAGATAAGGCTAGAGAATTAAAAAGCGGAGATGAGACAGGCAAATCAAATAATAAAAAAGTTGTTTATGAAACTATTGAAATGCCTGTTCCAACGTACGTTACATGCAATTATAAAATTACAATTAGAACTGAATATTTACAACAAATGAATGAACTTGTCACACCTCTTATCACAAGAACCGGAGGCGTAAATCATTTTCTTTTTTCAAATGATGGTCATCGCTTTGAAGCGTTCATTCAGCAAGATTTTAATCCGGATTCAAATATAACCAATCTAGGCGAAGATGAGCGTTATTTTCAAACCCAAATATCTATTAAAGTTCTCGGATATTTAATGGGTGAAGCCGGCAACAGAGAAAAGCCAAAAGTTGTCGTCAGAGAGAACTATGTTGAAGTAAAAATGAGCAGAGAAAGAGTGATGATTGGAGACCAATTACCTTGGAATACTGTAAATAAACAGAAATACCGCCAATAATTACTATTGATCTTCATCGATACTATTTAATATGATTATAAGTTTATAAGGAGTATATTAATGCCTAGAAAATTTGACTTTATTTCACCCGGCATCCAATTAACCGAGGTTGACCAAAGTACAGTTCCTGCGCAATTGCAAGACGATGGACCTCTTTTGATTGGACGTGCTCTCCGTGGCCCCTCAATGAAGCCAATCAAAGTTAATTCATTTGATGATTTTGTTACCGTTTTCGGTAATCCTGTTTATGGTCCACAACCGGGCCCAATGGACGTTTGGAGACAAGGAAATACCATCGCTCCTACATATGCTGCCATTGCTGCCGAAGCATGGCTCGCAGCAAATGATTCACCAGTCACATTTGTTCGACTTTTGGGCGAACAGTCAAACAACGCTTCAGCCGCTGGATATGCTGGGTGGGATGTCGATTCTGATAAATCATTAGGCCGCACTGACTATACTGAATGTGCTGGTGCTTTTGGTCTTTTCATTGGCCCATCTGGGAGTGGTGAGGTTGGTACCGGATCACTTGGCGCCATTATTTATTGTAATGCCGGAACTGTAGAATTAAAGGGCACTCCTGCTTATCTTGGAGTTTCCATAACTGGTTCTGCTACTGTTTTTGAATCTTTGTCTAGCGCCGGCAATCAATCAACTTTTACTTTGATTATTAAAAACGCTTCTGGTACAATTGTTGAGGAAAAAGCAGTTGATTTTACTCCCGGAAGTAAAAACTATATTAGATCTGTTTTAAATACAACTCCGCATAAGGTAAATACAACTATCAATGAACCAGCAGATGTATTAACTTATTGGTTAGGAGAGACATTTGAAGAATCTGTTGATACTGCGTTAAGAAACGCTTCTGCCACCGGTGCTGGAAATCAAATCGGTATTGTCCTAGGACTTGCTAGTGGTTCTATTGGCGAAACTAAGACAACAATAGCATCCGAATATGCAGATCACAGATTTGGTTCTATTGCCGCCAAATCTGGCTGGATTATTAATAGAGACCCATCAGAAGCATCCGCTAACTATGATGCGGCCGCTGCTGAAAAACTTTTCCGCATTATTGCCCTTCATGAAGGTAAAGCATTTCAAGATCAATTCTATTGTGCAATTGAAAGCATTAAGTTGGGCACACAAATCATAAAAGATGGCACTTTCACTTTAAGTGTTTATGAGTGGGGAACAAATCGTCTTGTCGAACAATTTTCTAATCTTACTTTAAATCCTGTATCGGACAATTATATTCTTAAAAGAATTGGTGATATGAATATGGTATGGGATTCTAATGATAAAAAATTCAATATGGTTGGTAAATATAATAATCAATCAGATTATATTAGAATCGAGATGGCAGACGCTCTTAAGAATGATCAACCACCTCAAGATGAATATGCTGTGCCGTTTGGTTTCATTGGCCCACAAAAATTTAAACCTTTTGTTTTGTCCGGAAGTCATGACGCTCCATTAGTCGAAGATCAATCAGCAGATTTCCTTGATGCAATGGTTTTAGGATCTGGTAGTACTCCCGGAAATACAGATGCTTTTGATACACTTGATGATAACGATTCTTTTGTTTTGTTATCAAATGCAACATCAAGCTTAAATGGTCGCGTAGTTTGTTTTGATTGGCCTTCGTTGAGATTGACAACTATCAATTCAAAAGGTTCAACAAATACAAGTTATAGAGCAACCGATCTTTTTGGTGTAAATCAGCATCTTTCAGCTTCAAATGCTTTGGATCAAGGATTTAAAGATTTGATACGTGCAATGCCAAGAGGTTTTGATCTTCATACAAATAGCGGTGTACCCGGTCGTGCAACGGAAACTTCATTTATCTTTTCATTAGATGAAGTTGTTTATGATGCTAATAGTAACTTAGGTTATTATCTCTCTGGTTCTAGGGCAGCGGGAACTTCTTATACTGCTGTTAATGATGATCAAGCTCTATTAGATGCAAAAATCAAACAATTTACAGTTCCACTCTTCGGTGGTTTTGACGGACTAAATATCACAGAATTAGAACCGTTCAATAATGGAGATATTGGGACAGCAGAAGATACAAGCTATACTTATTATTCTCTTAATAAGGCACTTGATATAGCCGAAGATCCTGAGAATGTTGAAATGGACCTTCTTTTGATGCCCGGTATTAATAAAGAAGATCTAACGAACAGAATGATTGACATCTGTAATGATAGACAAGATTCTCTTGCTATTATTGATCTTGATGCTTATACTCCTGCTTCCGAGACCACTCCTACACTAGAAGGAAAGAAATCTCTTGCAAGTGTTATCTCTGGTGTTCGTTCTAGAAACTTTGATTCCTCATACGCTGCTGCTTATCATCCATGGGTTCGAGTTCAGCAGAAAGGCGACACAGTTGTGACTCCTGTTCCTCCTTCAGTTGCTGCTTGCGGTGCTCTTGCAAGATCTCAAGCATTGAGTGCTCCTTGGTTTGCTCCTGCCGGATTCAATCGTGGTGGACTTACAAACCTCGGCGGGAATGCTGGTCCGAGCGTTCTCTCTGTTGTTGAGACTATGAACAAAGCAAATCGTGATGATCTTTACGAACTTGATATTAACCCAATTGCTCGACTTCAAGGAGAATTTGTGATCTTCGGTCAGAAGACACTTCAACAAACTCCATCGGCTCTTGACAGAATCAACGTTCGTCGCATGATGATTTATCTTAAGAAGAGAATCGGCAGAATTGCTAACACTATCCTGTTCGACCAGAACATCCAAGTTACTTGGAACAAGTTCAAGAGCAGAGCAGAACGTGTGCTTAATAGAATTAAAGCACGAGGCGGAATCACAGAGTTCAAAGTTATTCTTGATTCAAGCACGACCACTCCAGATCTTCAGGACAGAAACATCCTATATGCCAAGATCTATGTGAAGCCAGCCAAAGCAATCGAGTTTATTGCAGTTGACTTTGTAATCACGAGATCCGGAGTTCAATTCTAATGATCTATACTAATTACAATAAAGGGAGATTAATATAATGGCTTTTTGGACTTCAGCAGGTGTAGAACCTAAAAGAAACTTTAGATTTAGGGTATCATTTATTTCGCAAAACCCTAGCGGCAATACTGTTATTGAAGGTGTTCTTTGGTGGGCAAAAACTGTAACGACTCCATCCTTTGATGTTGGCGAAACAGAACATCATTATCTTGGTGGCAAATATTACTTCCCCGGAAAAGTGTCTTGGTCCGAGGTATCAATGACTTTAGTTGATCCTATTTCTCCTGATGCAGTTGGAATTATGAACCAGATTTTAAAAAACTCAGGTTATATGATTCCCGATAGTACCGCAGATAACCAGTTTCACACCATTTCAAAAAATGCTTCCATTGCAGCCGGTCTTCAACTTATCGTTATTGAGGTTTTAAGGGCTGACGGTGCACCTGTTGAAAAATGGACTCTTAATCAGCCATTTATTAAATCAGCAAAGTTTGGAGATCTTGATTATTCAAATGAAGATTTGAGAACAGTTGATTTGACAATCAGATATGATTGGGCTTCTTGTGAGTTTGGTGAGGGTGCTGATCCGGATCTCGTAAATTCACGTTACTTCCTAGCAGGCGATACTCCGGCTGATGGTGCTGATTATTCACCAGATGCTACTGGTAGAGAGATTCCAAACAATCCAGATTACGGATCCTAATAGAGGTTAAATGGCTTTTTGGACCGACAACGCAGCCCCTAAAAGACAATATCGCTTCTCCATTCTTGATTCAAACGAGGGTGGAGAAGGTATTTGGTATTGGGCCAAGTCGGTTACAAAGCCATCATTCGAGATCTCAACAAACGAATATCAACTTATAAATCATAAATTTAAATATCCCGGCACTCTAACGTGGAATGATATAACAATATCGATTGTTGACACAGCAGATAAGACGCAATTGCTGCTAAATAAAGTATTCAATTTCGGTTATATTTACCCTGACTACCAAAACATAACCGAGTACATAGATGGCATATCTAAATCGCAATCTTCTGCTTATTTTGATGAATTTTTGATTAATCAATTAGATGCTGAGGGCAATGCTCTTGAATCGTGGAGATTGCACGGAGCAATTTTAAAATCTGTAAATTTTGGAAGCCTTGATTATTCTTCTGAAGATTTGGTGACAATTGAATTAACAATAACATATGACTGGGCCCAAATAGAACAATTAACTGAACAGCCAATGGCTGCACCTGTAACTGTTGATAATGTCCAAGGTGGACAAATGGTAACACAAGATGGTGCAAGCAATACTGTTGGACCCAACCCTGTAGCATAACGAGGTGAAATTTGACTACAAGAAATAATGAGGATAGAATCGGACCTCAAACAATCGATTCGGAGCCAACAGCGGCCCTAAATCCGCTTGAGTTTGTTGCTCCTACGGAATTGGTGGATATTCCATCAAAAGGACAGTTATATCCTGCCGATCATCCGCTCCATGGCAAGGAAGAAGTCGAGATCAGATATATGACAGCTAAAGAAGAAGACATTCTTACATCAAAGACACTTCTTAAGAAAGGTGTTGCAATTGATCGCTTCATTCAGAATATTATTGTTGATAAAAACATTAAAGTTGAAGACCTTTTGGTTGGAGATAAGAATGCCATTTTGATTGCTGCTCGTTCAACAGGCTATGGAAGCGATTATGAGACTCAAGTTGTGTGTCCTAGTTGCGGAACCAAATCTCATGAGTCATTTGATCTTGCAAATCCTCAAATAAATGAATCCAAAGTGGATGAATCCCTAGGAATTCGAAAAACCGAGAACAATAATTTTGTAATTACCATGCCATTTAGCAAATTTGAAGTCGAAGTTCGCATTTTGACAGGAAAAGACGAGAAACACATCACAAAACTCGCAGAATCTCGCAAGAAAGGCATGATGCAAGAGACCGGTATGACCGATCAATACAAAATGATGATTGTTTCGGTCCATGGCAACTCACAAAGAAATGTTATTAATCATTATGTTGATAATATGCCTTTGAAGGACGCAAGATTTTTAAGAAATGCTTACAAAATGGTTAATCCTGATGTCAAAGTTATGAAGCATTTTGAATGTTCTAATTGTGGCTTTGATCAGGAAATGGAGGTGCCCTTTGGGGCCGACTTTCTTTGGCCTGACCGATAAATACTCGGAAGCAGTATACGAACAATTCTTTTTGCTTAAGCATTTTGGCGGATGGTCTCTTATTGAGGCTTATAACCTTCCCGTGGGTCTTCGAAATTGGTTTGTGAAGCGTTTGCAGAAACAATTCGAGGACGAAAAGAAAGAAATGGAAAAAGCACGGAAGAAATCATAATAATGCCCGCAAGGGCATTTTTTTTATAAAACTAATTATTGTATTGGAGAGCGTTGTCATGAAGATTGATTTAACAAGAGACCCTAAACTCTTAACCGAGTCTTGGATAAGAGCTTTTGGCGAATGGAGCAAAACTTTACTTAAATATATCTATGGTAAAGATGTTAATATGGTTGCGAATCTTAATGAAGAAGAACAATCATTAAAATTTATCATTCGAGGCGAACAAAAGGACATAAAAGCTTATGCTACCGCTCTTTTTGCTGAAAAAGACTATCTCGAGGCTTATGCACAATTTGGCAAAGACCATCCAATGACCAATAAACAGCGTATTGTATTAAATCAAGCCGTTGGTGATTTTGAAAATAAAACCGGCATAACATGGCCTTTTAAAGACGAGGATTAATAAGTGGCTGATCCATTTCCAATAAAAAATATTGATGATCTTGCGCAAGCACTTGGAAAACTATCAAGAGAGCAGCGTAAAGCCGCCGGATTAGATACGGTATCTGTTGTTGACTCAAAGGATACAGCAGAATTAGAGAAACAACTTGCTTTAAAAAGAGAAGAGTTGATGCTCGAGAAGCAGCTCGCAGATGCTGTACAAGATGGCACAAAAGCAAGAGTTGCTCAAAAAGAGCTAATGTATGAAGAACTTAGAGTACTTCAAAAAGCGTATGAATTAAATAAAGACGAAATAGCAAATAACGAAGAAGCGACAGCTCAATTCCAGCAAAGATTAGATATTATCAAACAAACTTATGGTGTTGAAGCGCTAACATTAGAAGAGTTACTAGATAAAATAGCAAAAACCAAAAAAGAATTAGATGAAGCTACTAAATTTAGCAACAAATATGAAAACTCAATCGATAGACTTGCTAGTAAAATGGTTATTGCCGGTAAAGGACCTATAGTCCAGTTTGCGTTAAAAACACGAGAACTTGGAAAAGAATTAGAAACAAGCGCAGAAGCTCAAATACAATTTCGACAAGCCATTCTTGATGCGTTCAATTTTACAAATCTTTTTGGTAATTTATTGAATGTTGTGGCCGAATCAACCATGACTCTTGTTAAAGGATTGGACGCCGCCTCAACATCACTCGCAGCTGCGACAGGTTTTGGAAATCAATTCAATCAAACAATGCGTGATGCACAACAGCAAGGCAATTATCTTGGTGTTACAATGGATGGCGCCGGTAAAGCGATTCAAGGCTTATCTGCTAACTTTACAAATTTCGTTAATATTTCAGGAGAGTCCCGCAGTGCACTTGTTGCTAATGTAGCCCAACTTGATAGAATCGGTGTGTCCGCTGATACATCTGCTGGTCTTATTAACTTCTTTAACCAGAACTTGGGCATGACTGCCGAAGAAGGCGTCCGTGTCACAAAAGAATTAGCCATGATGGGCCGACAATTGGGCATGACCTCCGCTCAAATAACAAAAGATTTCCAAGCAGCACTGCCAACTCTTGCGGTTTATGGCGATCGCTCTCAAGAGGTCTTCAAAGGTCTTGCGTCGGCTGCTAAGGTTGCTGGTGTCGAAATGAGTAAACTTCTTGGCTTGGCAGGAAAATTTGATACATTTGCTTCAGCGGCAGAAACAACCGGTAAATTGAACGCAATTCTGGGAACTCAAATGTCTGCTGTTGATCTTCTTCGTCAATCTGAGGAAGGAAGAATCGAGACTCTTATTTCTAGTATGCAAGCACAAGGTCGATCGTTTAAGGATATGGATCGTTTCACACAGAAAGCAATAGCCGCTGCTGCTGGTATTGATGATCTTGCTGAAGCACAACGTATTTTTGGAATGGATATTGGCCAATATAAAGAATACCAAAACCAAATGAGCAGATCAGCAGATGTGCAAAGGAAATTCGAAGAAGCTGTTCAGAAAACTATTCCAATTCAAGAAAAACTACAATTAATCGCAGCAGAATTTGCGGTTGCTGTCACTCCAATATTAGAGAGGGTCACAAATTTTTTAGATGGTGTCCTTAAATTTTATTCATCATTTGATCCCGGAACAAAAGATATTATCAATAGCACAATTGTGGCGATTGGGGCTTTAGTATTATCAATTAAAACATTTGGAGCTGTAATTGCAATTGGTAAAACTTTGTTTCAGCCGCTGGCTTTTATGGGCAAGATTCTTGGCATGTTTTCTTCAACAACTGTTGATGCGGCCGAAGAAATGCGCGAGGCATCAGAACATGTTCCAGAAACAATGGAAAATATTTCAGAAGGAATTGGATCAGGAATCGAAAGAATTGCTGATGCGGCAGCACATAATGCCAAGGGGCTTGGAATCTTGGTTCTTTCACTTATTGGTATTGCAGGCGCTGTTGCTTTGATGGGATACGCAATTAAGGGAACAGATTTCGGTGCTTTCGCTGGACTATCTTTGTTGATCTTAACATTGGTTGGTGCGGCCGCAGCGGCTGGTGCATTGGCCTCATCTGGAGTTGGTGCGCTTGTGGTTGCGGCTGGTTTTGGATTGTTAGCTTTAGGTATTGCTGGTATTGGCGCAGCACTACATGCGTTCCCAGTTGATGTTTTAAGTCAAGTTTCTTCAATCATGTCTTCTCTCGTTAATCTATCAATGGATAATGTAGCAGCCGTTGGAGCCGCATTTACTGCTCTTGCTGCTGGTTTACAAACTGTTTCAGATACTGCTAATCAGCTTGATGGAAAGAAAGTTAAGATCTCTTCTGTTATTGAGAATCTCGCTTTATTGAGTGTTGGAACTGCCAAAGATTCAATGACAGGAGCAAAAATATCAGCATCAGGCATCAATGTTGTTAATAACCTAAAGAATGCAATCAATTTTGACGGAATGGAAGTTAAGGTTTCAATCGGAGGCAAAGAATTTGAGAGTGCAATTCTCGAGGTAGTACAAAAAAATTAAGGTAACACAAGAATGATTCCAAATTATTATTTTAATTCCTCGGACAAATCTTCCGAATATGCAACCAAAACTGGTGCTTTACTTGAATTCAAAAGTATGATTTCTGGTGTGAATGTTATATTTAAAGCATTTTTAACAGATTTTTCACAAAACTTTGCTTCAACATGGAACTCAGAGAATGTATTCGGGCGGATGGATCCAATCCCAACATTTGACAACACAAAAAGAACAATCTCGGTTGGTTGGGATATTCCGTCGTATGATATTACCGATGCAAAAAACAATCTTCACAAATGCTCTGTATTGGTTCAAATGCTGTATCCAAATTATTCTGCGACTCAAAATTACACACCTGAAGACGAAGACACAGGAGCTTTCTCTTCAACATTAGCCAATTCATTAACAAAGCCTCCTCTTTTAAAACTTAAATTTGCAAACTTAATCTCAACTTCTGCAATGGGAACAGATGATGGTCTTTTGGGCTGGGTTGATGGTATTAATTGGCAGCCAAAATTAGATGAAGGAATGTTCGCACACAACGGCAAGTTCTATCCAAAAGTTATTTCTTTATCTTGCACATTCAATGTTCTTCATCAAGAAAATCTTATTAAAGACAACAAATCACAATTACCCGGTTTTCCATTTAATTCCGATGCCTTACCTTTGGAAGCGGACAATGCTAATGATTTAGGTCTTATGCCATTAGCAAATCAAAATATTAAAACTACGATGGGAGACTAATGATGTCCAGAAACTCAAACAGAAAGAAAGCAACCAATAATCATTCCCAATATGAAGAATTGTTCGAGAACAGAAATATAAAACAAATTCAACAATATCGAACAAAAAAATTAACTTATCCCTCAAAAGAACAAATTGATAATCTTGAATTAACAAAATATTATTGGCAAGCAAATGACAATTTCTATAAGGTCTCCGAGAAATTCTATGGTGATCCAAAATATTGGTATATTATAGCTCAATTTAACAAAATCCCTTTCGAGGGAGATATCAAAGTCGGAGACACATTAATGATTCCTCGCCCATTGGCTAGGGTCGTACAGGTGATGAAGTAATGGCTTTAACAGATTCACAAAAAGAAGAAGTGCTTCGGGCAATTTATGAAGAGTCGGACATATCTGTAGAACTTGCAACATTAATTTTAGAAGACTCTACGTATAGATCTTATGTTGATAGTGTGGACGAAGATGACTACGATGCATTGGAAAACGGTTCTAGTAATTGGGCAGGGTTTTGGAATACAGTTCTGCCCAATTATCCGGCATTAAGTGTCTTTACAGCAAAATATGCAGCACAAATAGCAGATAAAATCAATGGCGGTGGCTCATTTCAAGTTAGTGAATTAGATTTAATAATACGCAATAAAGATGATTTTAATAAAAATGCTTCTTGGGCGGCGCAAGCATATCGATATTATACGGATCAGTCTTCAAATTATATAGATGCTATTATCAGTGCTATTATCGATAATCCTGATTCTATACCAGTCAATGAAATCCTTAAAAGCGGAGCCCAATTTGATATTGAAGGTTCTAAAAAACTGCGTGAGATTTTAGATACTTCTGGTATTGAAATAAAGGACCTTTATTTTGCTAGAGTGGCCCGAAATAATCTAGATTATATTTTAGATTCAGATAAAGATGGAAGATATGGAATAGGCTCCATAGAAAAAACTAGTTTTGAAACAGTTGCTGCTGCAAATACCGAGATCGCAGAATTAAATAATAAACAAATAACATTTACAAAAGACTTGGGCGGCGGCCAGCAATTCAATGTATCAAATATTAGAAACACTGCTCCTACAATTTTTGAGGCTGTTTATAAAAGATATGTTTTCGCAATTTTCAAGGACGGCACAAATCCTCTAGACGCATTCAATAATTTAACTCAAGTTTATGCTACAGACGCTGCTCCTTTAATTTTAAGAGATTTTGAAAACGATAGAAGGAAAGCATTGTGGGACAATCTTGTTGCTGCTAACGCTGATGGCAAAATAACACCACAAGAAGCTGCTGATGCTCTTAATTCTGCAAATGCTGATGCTTTATCGGATGCTAGTGCTGCTGGATTATCTGGTCGTATTGATGAAACCGATGGACTCTCTGATGCAGATATCGAGAAAAGACAAAGATTTTTTCAACAATGTGTTCTTTTACTTCGCATGAATGACCTTAAGACGTATTATTCGAATGATTTGAATTCAGACAATACTTCTGGTTTTCATAGCCCTGCTCCTTATAATGATCGTTTTTATATGATAACAGACGGAAAAGATAATTCGACATTTGTCAATACTTTGATTGCGCCAAAAGGCGACACAATTAGAGATTTCATGAATATAACACCAGATATTCAAGCATTTTTAGTACCAAAAATAAGATTATTTAAAGTTTATGGAACCGGCGAGAGTTTAAATCAAGTAGAATTTGTTTTTCGTAATAATACATATGAAAACAATTACATGTCTAAATTGTTCTCCGATAATTCTGCTGTCATTAGAGGCTCCGGCTATGGTATCAAAGAAGTATCAATAGGATTTGAAGGAACCTCACCAGCAACAGCAAAAAATGATATAAAATTTGGTCTCAAGTTATATTTCCAAGATTTCCAAGATTTTGTGAAAACATTTAATACTGTTGATTCAAAGGGCGAAGCAGCAACAGCAAGATTTGTTGATTTGATTTTATTTGACCAAAAAGAAAATCCGCAAGTAACTGATAATCAATTGCGGCAACAATATGATCCTCAATATTACAGAATCAGGGCAGATATAGGCTGGCAGGTCCCTGATTCAAATGATCAACAGTTTGTGTCAGTATGCAACAAAAGAGGTTTGAGCGCGGAAGCTATTAAAAATGCAATTGTTAAAATGAATAAATCTTTTTATTTAACAATGGTCGAGCACAATTTAGATTTTGATAAAACAGGCGCAATCACGATTACCGCTGATTATAGAGCTTATATTGAATCTCAATTAAAATCAACAAGATTTGATGCACTTTCCGATCCTACTATTGTTGCTTCTAGAAAACAAAGACAAGAAAAACTAGCGGCCGCACAAAAAGCCTGTACTCCGGGCGAAATAGCTCAACTAAAGTCAATTTATAATGGACAAGAAAAAGCCGAGATTGCAACAGTTCAAAAAAGAATTATCAACAAATTGTTTGAAAAAAATAAAATATTTAATATAACAGTTACAGACGACGGTGGCTTCAGGGAATCTGGTGTATTCTCAAAAATGCCAGAATACGAAGCCGCACAAGATCCAAAAACATCCTCTGGAGATTCTGAGGATTTAATTCAATTTTTCTATCTTGGAGATTTGTTTTATATCATTCTTGATTCAATGTACGGTGAGTCCGGAGAACCTAAAATTGATAAAACAAAATTTATATTACCAAGTATTGAATTAGAGGCTTATCTTGGCGGCAATAGCGGGTATACCATAAATGTAGCAGAAATCCCTATTTCCATCAATTATTTTAAAGAATGGTATACACAGACAGTTGTCAAGCCACAAAGAAAATCATATGCTATTATGTATTTTATAAGAGATTTGCTAAACAACTTGGTTGTTGATGCTCTTATAGATACTTGTTTTAATAGAGATTATGTTAAATCTTTTAGGTTTGATACCACAACGGTTACGACAAATGGCGATGTACTGTCCAGCAAAGCAAATACAACAGATTATGTAATTAATATTGCAGATCCCGCTAATTCAAATTTGTTTCCTTTAACAGCAGAAAGCGCCACCGGTGAGCCAGTAGACATAGCTGATTTAGTTTCTTATATTTTTATTATACCGGTTTATAATACAATAACCAACAAGGGTCTTGGAAATTATTACGAGGATATTAATAGAGGTGTTTATCATTTTGAAATCGGAGCAGACAGGGGTATATTGAATGAAGTTAAGTTCAGCAAAATAGACATGGAATATATTCGCGAAGCTCGATTTGAACAATCAAGAGGAGTTGACGATCTTTTGCAACTTGCGGCTGTTTATAAAGCATCTCTTAATTTATTTGGTAATACTTTATTTTATCCCGGAATGACTTTGTTTATTAATCCTTTTGGCATTGGTGGGCTTGATTTTATTCCCTCCGATCCTAATTCTATAGCCAATAAACTTGGTCTTGGTGGATACCATCTCGTTACAAGAGTGAATTCAATTATTTCAAACGGCTCTTTCAAAACTGATGTCGAAGCAATGTTTGTGTATCCGGGCGATGGAATAACCAGAGCTTTAGTTCAAGGAAATAATCAGCCAAAAGATAGCCCGAATGAGTCTGTCGAAAACACTTCTCAAACACAGAGCCAAGAAGATGCTTATTTCTGTGATACTTTGATTAGAAGAGAAGCCGATTATTTGAAAGATATTACCAGATCAGCAGAATCTGATGAAAACAATGATATCGCAGCACCTACAGCAGAAGGAGTTACTGAGTCTTATAATCAAAAACAAGGTTCTCCTCAATCAATACCGCCACCAAACGCACCAGCTCAAAGTCAACAAACTACAAATACCGAACCGCAAGGTATTATTCTCGATTCAAATAATAGGCCGCAAACTTATTATAGTGTCGAGGTAAATAATAATGTTTTTTATTATTATGATCAAAATGGTAATTTAATTGTGAGTTATTAATTATGGCTAGATTTAACGGAAAAAACGATACAAACCAAACCAAAAACCTCATGGCTCAGAGGAATAATTACAATTACGGAGCCTATGCAAGAGATGAGGATGGTCTTGATATAAAACCAATAACAGATTTCAATTTCGCAGAACGAGCTTATTATGGACGTGTGGATTCTAGATTAAATCCAGTTTATCCGGATAATCAATTTATTAAATCGGTTCCTTATGTTAGACAACCGGAAACCACTCCATTTTTAATGGATTTTGTTGCAGATATGTTTGGAACATTATCAGAAAAGTTTTTTAGATCTTGCAAACTAGGCCAAATACCACAAAACGATCCTTATTTTACCGATCTTGTCGCTTATAATTCTTATGTTGATCCTGCTTTTGATTATAAAGAATATATTACAGCAATATTAGACAATTTTAACAATGATTATCTATTTGGGGGCAATAGAGAAAAAGATGTTAAAACTGTAGAACAATATGTAATGCATTTAAAGAACTATAGCAAAGAATTAGGTGCAACTTTTCCCTTGACATTTTCTGGATTTATGTTAAGTAATCAAAGTAGCATTTTTAGTTCTGGTCTCGCAGTAACAATAGCAGACCTTCCAATGGATGTTGACGAAACCAAGGATGATCTTTTTATTAGAAACAGGAGTTTTCCGCTATTTCTTAATTTTGCAAAAGAAACGGGCTTTTCTGTAAACAAGAATGTGCCATATATGTTGGTTGCTGATTTGGAATCACCAATAACCAAAAAGTACATGGCTAAATATCTTCTTGGTTCCACCGATAGTATTTTTGGAACAAGATATAAGCAAACTTACACCTCCGATTTTGATAAGCTTTTAGATAATATTATAACATCTTATAGGGTGTTTGTCAACAAAAAATCTTATATAAAAACTCTGAAACCTTGTAATGGTAAGACTATATCGGAGATATCTTATAAAGAAAATATTAATAATAATGTTATTAGTAGATTAATTAATAATAATATATTATTTATAGATTTATATATTAATATAAGAAATATAGAAGAAAATAATCCTTTAAATGAAAATGAATTAATGACATTTAGTAGAGATATGAAAACTTATTTACAAAGATATGATAGATTAAAAGTAATGGAATTAATTAATGATAAGTTCACATCTGTCAGGAAGTTCAAGGACGGAGGGACATTTTCAAAAATAAATAAAAGAAATTTAAAAAAGGCCTTGACAAAAAAGATGGAGGATGTTACAATATATTAAATCGGAGGCAAGATGACATTTCAAACATTGGACGACAAACGAGACTGTAAAGGAGTATTCTACAACGGAGATTTTTATTTTGATAAATTGCTTCGCAATCTAGATCTTACATGGTCTTGGTCAGAACATTTGGAGGATTATAATGTCGACTTCGCAGAACTTTGGGTTAATGGACAGAGCATTGATAATTGCGCTCCTGATCATCTTGTTGATCGTTATGTATTTCGAAAGCGACGGTTGGAAGCACACGTTAAGGCGATTGTTGGATCGAAAATCAACTTGGATGATAATTGCATTTATGACTTGGTGCCTCGGCATATTCTGCGGCATTATTATCAGTTAAGAAACGAAATCACCGAATGGGTCGTTGCAAACAATCCAAAACCAAAGAATTACTCTTTCCTCGTCGAAACACAGTCGACCATCAATAAAATAAGACAGCAGGAATTGCGAATAGATTGGGATAATCACAATCTTTTGTTCCTCCAAGACCCAAAGGCAAGATCACTCTACAAACGATTTGCAAAGCAAAAATCTGCTGTT